ATCCGTTACAGATTCGTTGAAAGAAGATTTAAATTCTCCAAAGGTATTTCCAACAAGAGATTCCGATCCACCACAATCTGTCATTCCCGTTGCTAAGGAGACAGGTCCAGTAGCAACTGCGCCAACAACACCAGCACCACCTAAGCCGGTTGCAAAGGCACCTTTATCCACTTATCCACCTCCAGTATCAATCAATCCTGAACAAGCCAAGCAAAATTTAAAGGAATATGATCTAGAAAATCCATCTTTCCCACCTCCACCAAGAGTTCCAACTATCACTACACAAGAATTCATTGACAAAATTACAAAACTTTCAAATGGAAACCCTGCGGTATTGTCTTTGGAAATTTTGAGATTTGCAAAAACAATTGAAAAAACAGACAAACCAACTAGTGAGCGCTTATTAGCTATTGCTAAATCACTAACACAGTAGGTTCTAAATGGCTGACCAAAGAGTTAAAACAGTTAGAACTACAGTATCAGAGCCTGAAATGGCTGCGCATTTTATGACCGCAGCTAAAAAGCTTTATAATATAGATCTAACTCAAAAACAAGTGGGTCTCTTAATTGCTCAAAACAATTTAGAAACCGCCCATAGAAATGCGATGTTTAATTATAATATTGGAAACATTACGCATTCTCCTGGAGATGGTTGGGATTTCTTTATTCATCAAGATAAAAATGGCAACGATATGAAGCTTCAAGAGCAAGTGTCTCCAGGAAAATGGGTAGCACAGACTATGAGATTTCGTTCCTATCCTGATTTGGAAACTGCCACAGAAGACTATCTAAAAAATCTTCATAATCGTGCTGGCGGGAAAGTTTGGAATACCATAATGCAAGGCGATCCTGCGGCGTTTTCTAAATCACTAAAACAAAGTGGATACTATACCGCTGATGAAAAAGGGTATACTGCTGGCTTAACTGGCTCATACGATGCCTTCAATAAATCAGATAGCTTCCAAAGAGCCCAAAGCGGGAACTTCGATAAAGGCCAAGCTGTTGCCACCACTACTCCACATGAGGGTGCGCAACCAATGGATCAAATAAATCAGTATCTCAATTCGTTTTTATCGGCTTTATCTGAAGATAATGTGAATGATAAGTTAGTTAAGAAGGCTACATATAAAAAATTCTTACCTAAAAATGATATTGTAATTCAAGTTAAATCGAGTAATCTAATTGATTCTTTGGAATTTGCAAGAATTTTGTGTTTGGCTCTTGATGAAGAAACCCAATCAGATGCAACGATTCATACAGATAAAGAAAATGTAGAAGTATTATGTTCAATCCATGGCCCAGAAGAGATTTGTAAACAAGCCGTTAATCAACTATCAAGCTCAATTGCAGGCGCATTCAAGTTAGCAACTAAGAAAATCGGCGGAGTCGATGTAAAAACAAAAGTATTATCCAATAAAGTATCTAACTATCAAGAATTAGATATTGATTTGGCGCAGTTAGCGTATAGACAATTCCACTTAAAATTTATCAAATAGGACTGCAATGAGTAAAGAAAGAGACTTCACAAAAGTAATTGACGAATTAAATGGTGCAGGTGAAGACATTACGCTTGCAGAACTACTTGCTAAAGTTTTGAAAGGTAAGATAGTTGAAATATATGTTGGAGACACTTTCGAGGATGTCAAATACGATGATAGCACTCAAAAGTGCGCCGCAGTCCTAATTGGCAAAATTGTTGCAGCATATGCAGAATGTTTAGTTTTGAATTGTGCGTATATGGATCAAAACACAAAAAATATAAAGTTAGGTAATATTGTTTGTCTTAATGAAAGAGCAATCAGAACAGTTACAGAGGTTGATGAATCTGGTATTTTGAAAGATACTTTCCTTAGCACCAGAGACTCAAAAATTGTAAAAGGATTATTCGCTGGTGAATCAAATAGATAATTTAATTGAGTTAACTGATAATTACTGCACCTCTTGTCTGAGACAGGCTGGTGCTAATAAATTTTCTATTCGTAAAACATCATCAGATAAAATCGATCTAACGGATTTAAATGATTTTTCTTACTCTGCAATCATGAGAGATTTAAGAAAGCAATGTGACGAGGAAACCGTTAGAGAGTTCTTACTAATTTATAAAATGTGCTTCGATATGTTAATTAACAATGATGTTGTAAAGGCTGGAGAAATCGCGCTTATATTTGCGGTTGATTTATTCAATTCATTACATCCATTGAAATTGAAAGTTGAAAAAGTTGCTAATGCTTCCGACTTGGGCGACGCTCCGCTTGCTGGTCAATATCTAGCCAACATTATCAAATTCACGCTCAATAGAGTTGATCCTGATAAAAGAGCAAAAGCCCTACACACGGTATTGAGAAAGATTTATTTTTTGGATGAAAACGTTCTTGGTGGCAAACAAATGCCGGCATCGTCTTCAATAGGGCAATCAATTTCTTTCGTAAAAAATGTATTAATTGGTAATGAACCTCAATATATAAGGGCTGTTATAAACAATGTAGTAGCTAATTTGAGATAACATGTTAGATAGATTTAGACTTATAACTAAAGGTTTATACCGAGGATCATGCCCATCTATCAAAGATGTAAACGTTCTTCATGATGTATATGGTATTAAAAAAATTGTTAGTTTAGATCAAAAGTGTGGCGAACGAATCAATAGAGTATGTAAACTATTGGGAATTAAACATATCATAATTCCTATCAATATGAAGGATTTTGAACCAATAGCAAGGCTTCTCAGCTATAATTTACACGAATTATTAATTGATGGTGGTCCAACCTACGTTCATTGTCTTCATGGCAAGGATAGAACTGGAATGGTTGTGGCGATGTATCAATGCCAATACATGGGATATTCCTATGAAAGAGCTATTGCTGAAGCCAAGAAACTAGGATTTGGCATTGGGTTAGACCCAAGTGTCGTAAAATTTTATGAGAAAATTATAAATAAGTCTTGTAAAGATAATCATAAAGATAACAATTCTACTTGGGATATCGCGGATAATAGTAGAGATGAAGCTGCATCGACTATCGATAGTGCAGATGTAAAAAGCTTTGCTCCACAGTTAGATCCTAATCATCAATATGGTTATGATTACGCATATGATCAGTATCCGACACGACAAAATGTTGTAACAAAGCAAAACTATAATGATAAGTCTATCTCTGAAGGAGATCAAATTCCACAAGTTGGATTATACGACAATGACGCAGGTATCAAAGGGTCTGGTCCTATCGAAAACGGTGGAGGGTTCGTTAATACAATTTAAGGTTAAACTATGAAAATATTCGCAATCCAAATGTCATATGAAGTATCAGATCTTGAAAAAGCTCAAGCTGAAAAGGCATTGCTATGCTTTAATTATGCTCAGAAGCTTCTTAAAGCGGCATCTGATCATTTGGATATTATGAAGACACCTTTCAAAGATAATGGTGATATAGATACTGCACAAGTATTGAAGTTTAGAGCTGCTCTTCGTAGATTTAGAGATAAGGTTATCGATAATTTTAACAATTTTAAAATAATTGCTTTTAAGTGCATTACAATTATGCAGACGTTTGCTTCCGATACTCAGACGGTCAAAATTATGAAATCTTTCATTGCAGCCATTGAAGATATTGAAAAACAAGTTAATGATTTCGCTGATTTATTTTCTGATTTTCAATCTAAAACTTTCGTAAAGGATGCCGTTTCTGTTATTGAAACAATACAAAAAGACTGCGATGATCTTAATGATATTATTGATGAGAGATTAAAAACACACTTACAAACTAACATTTTAGGAAAAAACTGGACAGATAGTATTAGTAAAGACCTTGAAATGAAGATCGAAAAACAAACTCCGCTTATGCTTGATTTATACAATGAAAGACAAAATCAGCTTAACGAGGATGAAAACAGATAGGAAGATCTAGCAATAATAGTATATTTTAGAATATACTGGGCACATGTTGCCAATAAATCTGAAAATTGTGGCAATAATTTATTATCTAAATATATGAAATTGTAATTCTCATTGGAGAAAAAATGTTTATCAAACGTGGTGGCGATGGAAAAATACTTAATGTTGATCAGGATTCTTCATCTGAAGAGGCCAGAAAGAGTAGCATTAAGAAAGGTTCCGAATCTGTCAAGCCAGCAGAACAAAATAAAGATAAAAAGTCTGGGAGCTAATACGAATGTCATTTTTAAAACTAGGTGAATTAGTAGAAATTAATGCGTCGAATTTAGAAAGCTTTGGTTCTGTTGAGCCTCTTATTGATCAATCGGTCCTTCAAAACTTTCAAAAGATAGTTACCGCGACAAAAAGAATTGCTCCAAAGGCTGATAACTTTTTATATTTCTCTGCTGTAATGATGCACGCTGCTGAAGCGTCATTAGTCAATCATGATGGAACCCCCAAGTTAACATCCAAGGGTGAAGCTGTAAAGGCTCACTGGGATAAAACTGGTGGAAGTTTCCGCTGGAAGACAAATGATCCAAGTATAAAGCCATATAAGAATTCCAATGGCGATATCTTCCCCGAAGAAGAACTCGTAAAAGCTTATAAGAAGTGGATTGGAAAGCCACTATGCGTTGACCACAAATCTAGCTCAATCGAGCATGTTCGTGGTTTTATTGTTGATACCTACTACGATCGTTCTCTTAAGAGAGTAATCGCACTTTGCGCATTAGACAAACTTAATTATCCTGATTTAGCTAGAAAAGTCTCTACTGGGTATTCAAACTCAGTAAGCATGGGAACTGCTGTTGGCAAGGCAATCTGTTCAGATTGCGGAACTGTCGCAAAGACCGAAGCTGATTTTTGCAAGTGCATGCGTGGGCGCACGTGCTACGGCGAAATCAACGTTGATTTAAATCCAATCGAACTTTCCATTGTTGTGAATGGTGCTGACCCACAAGCAAGAATCAAGGATGTTCTTGCCGCTGCTGAGAATCTCAATACATATGTTGATATGAAATCAGCTGAGCTTGAGAAGTTAGCTGATTACAAATTCCAAGCAAATTTGAGTTTCACAGATCCAGCTGGACAAGAAAATGGCAAACAAGGTAATGTAACTTTGAATGCAGATTCGATTGAAGATTTACAAACTCAGGTTCAAAAAGCTTTTGATGATTTTTCACAAATTACAAAAGATAAAGAAAATATTGATCAAAATACTAATGATACCGCATCTAATCAGACCGGTAGCACAGTCGCTATGCATGAAAGTGAAATGCCAGGCACTGAAAGTAATTTGGCTCCACCAGCAGATCGTTTCGCATCAGACGATTTGGCGGCTCTTGATAATCATATGAAAGTTATTAAATCAAAATTAGATGCGATGCAACAACAGTTATTAAAAGTCGCAGCAAAACAATCTACAGGTTCAAATAAAAAAGAGGAAATTATGTCTGGAAACAATAGTAAAGATTTAAATAAGCAAGGATATTTCCAAGGTGCTGGCGATGTTAATGAGCCAACTCCAGGTCAAGTTAAATATACTAAAGATCCTCTTAATGAAAAGTTAAGAAACACTGAAGATAAACAAATGGTTGGACAAAGCCCATTCCCAAATGTTGGTCCAACTGATGGCATGTATCCTGGATACGAGTCCTTCGATCAAGGTGAACTTGAGCGCAAGAAGATGTTAGCTCGTGCACAATCCGACGAACGCGCCTCACATAGAAGCCAAATTGTCGAAGCTGTCAAAAACAGACTTGAACAAGTCAAAGAGGGTTATTTCAACGGTACAGAAGAACCAACCCCAGGTAAACAAAAGTACCCAGTTGACAAGCAACAAGAAATTGATCGTGAAAAAAATGATAAGCAAATGGTTGGGCAAAAGCCATTCCCAGGTGTCGGCGCAGTTGACGGATTACATCCATCACCAGAATCAGCCGATCAAAAAGATGAATTAAAGCGCAAGGAGCTTCTTTTAAGAGCCGCTCTTAAAGCAAGATTCGTCAAAGCTTCAAAGGCTGACGGTTCTCACGACTTAGGAAACAGCGCATGGGAAGTCTACCTTGGAGACAAGTTGGTACTTACGGCATCAGTAAATGATATTACTGGTGGACGTGCAGACGCTCTTTATTCAGCTGTCGCAACCAAAGAATTCGCAACCGACTTAATTGGAAAAGTTAGAAAGTTAGGCGCAGAAAAAGTATCCAGTCTTTACAAGACTGCACAAGATGCGGGCGCTCCTCCAGCACCAATGCCACCAACAGATGGTCCAGGCGCTCCACCAGCTCTTCCAGAAGCAGGTTCTTCAACACCACCAGCAGCTGGTGATGCATCAAAAGACGGCGATCCAAAAGAGAAGGCTCTTGATCTTGCTGATAAAGCAGTTACCGTTATTTCAGACCTTAATGATTCAATCAAGGAACTTACCGGCGAACAATCAGAAATGGGCGATATCGGTTCAATGAAGGCTGATGATTCAGCCGGTTCATCTGGTGATAGCAAAGTTAGCTCAGCACATCTATTAGATGTTAGAAAGAATTTAAACACAATGCTTTTGGCATCGTTTAAAGAAGCTGTCGCAACTCTTACTGACCATGAACAAGAGTTAAGAACTGTCGTTAGCATGTACGAAAAGGGTGCAGTTAATGAAGCCAATAAAGATTTAGTTAATAATCTTGTAGAAGATGCTATAGTTGAAGCAAAGTCAGCACTTGCTAACTCATTTCAATTATTGGGTGCATTTGTCAAATATGCACGCGGAACTAAGTCAATAACAAAACAGGCAGCACTTAATAAGAATGCACATGGAGAGATGGAAATGGAACCAGGACACAAGGATGGCCTTATGGCTATGGTTGAAAAGCCAATGCCAGCCGCAGACGCACTCGATGCTATGTTAGCAGAAGATATGGAATCAGCTGATTTCGACACAGAAGAAGCTGATGATGACAACGATGCCGGAATGGTTCATACTTCAGACCCAATGAAGGCTGCTGAATTAGCTGGAAAGGGCCTTGATGTTCAAGTTGCTTCTTTGGAAACCAGAGCAGTTCGTGATGCAGAAAGAGCAAAGATCGCCGCTGAAATGAAGTGGGAACCAATGCTTGGAGATTTCCATAAGCATCTTGACGGACCACACTTCGATGTAAAGCCATCCGATAAGGGTGACGAAGTTGAAACCATCGAAGAAGTTCACGACGCAGTTTTGGATCTTGCACAAGCTCCACCAAAGGTTCGTAAAGAAGCTGAAATGATTAATCAACTTATCACCACTGGACAACTTGAAGTATCAGATCTTGATCTTCTTGTCGCAAATGGTGTTGACCCAGCAGCAGTTAAATACTGGAAACAATTCTACGGTGAGATGGGATCAGAAGGATCACAATTCGCAACTGAACTTGTCAAAGAGCACGCAAAAGCACAAGCTGAAGAAGCATTTGCAAATTACAGAGTTAAACTTGCAAGAGCTTATGAACTCACCTATGAAATGGTTGACCGTGAATTAGTTGATCGTAATAGAACATCAATCGGCAACCAAGTTGATGAAATCATGAAGTGGAACGACGAAAGCTTCGAATCAGTCAAACGCGTCATTGCAAATCAAAAACCAACAGTCAAGACTGCTGGACGTATGCCACAAGTTGGATTCATTGGTACTAGCGACAACACATCTTCAGTCACTGAAGTAGATGATTTCGCAGCACAATTACAATCTGCTTTCTCAAGACCAGGCAAGGGATTTTAATCACTAAATAAAAGGGATACAAAACAATGAAAACAAACTTTTCAGATTTAATGGCAACAGACATGTTGACCAGATTAGCAAGCACCGAAAACGTCTCTCTATTCCGTAAAAATTACGTCGTAGCAGAAGATGAAAATGACGCAAAGAAAAAGTGCAAAGAATGTGGTAAGTCACCATGTGATTGCGATAAAAGCTCTGCTGATGACAATGCTGCAAAGCACAAGAAAGAAGATGAAGACGATGCTCGCAAGCATAAGTCATCTGATTCTGACAGCAATGATGCCCGCAAGCATAAATCTTCTGATGACGATAACGATGCTCGTAAAGCAAAGAAAGACTCTGATGAAAACGAAGCGCGTAAGCATAAGTCATCTGATGACGACAATGATGCGCGTAAGCACAAGTCATCTGACGATGATAACGATGCTCGCAAAGCAAAGAAAGAAGATGAGGACGACGCTCGCAAACATAAGTCATCTGATGATGAAGACTGCTCAATGGCAGACGACAGTGATGACGACAGCGATGCAGATGATGACGTTTCACTTGCACTTGATACAGCAATTTCAAATCTTATTAACGCATCCGCAGCATTAGACACCATTGGATTTGAGAAATCAGCTTCATTGAGTCTTAAGATTGCATCCTTCGTAGTCGAAGCAAAGAAAAAGAAGGATTCAAAGAAAGATTCAAAAAAGAGCAAGAAAGATTCAAAAAAATCCGACAGCAATGCAGCAAAAGACAAAAAGAAAAGCAAGGATTCAAAGGACTCAAAGAAGGATTCTAAAAAGTCTGACTCAAAGAAACCAAATCCATTTGCAAAAAAGAAGTAATTAGGAACTAATGGGAACAAAGATGTTTAAAATCGGCAGCTTCGAAGAGGAAATTGTTGCTGGAATGAGTAAGACTCTTTTCAGCAATCAACTCGAAAATAAGTATAGCTTTGATAGACTTGCAAAAGCTGCCGATTACATCGGAGCCGCCGCGGAGCTATTAGATGATAATGGGTTTGATTCTCAAGCTGAAGCTTTGACTGTTATTCTCAAAAGCCTTGCTGGCAAAAGACCACTTCATGTTCAAGCTCAAATTGTAGAAGAGCTTCCAGATGAAGACGTTATTGCAGATCCGTTCAAACAAATTCAACCTGGCGCACAACCACTTACAGTAGATTATTCTGGTGGTGCACGTAGTGGAAAAATTTATGTAGACCCAGATGCCGCACCACAAGAAGTATTGGAAACTGGTGACCCATCATTCTTTGATGATAAGTTTAATCCATTACCAATTAAAGAACCAATTCAAGTAGGCGATCCATCGTTCTTTGATGATAAGTTCAATCCACCAAAAGAACATAAACATCACGAAAAAAAGCAAGCGAGCGGACATTTAAGTGACCCACGATATTATGTGTTGAAGTCACTTGCTGTTAAGATTGCTAAAGATAAAAAAAAAATCTAAAGAAAGATAAATATACTGCCGGACTAACACCTGAAAAGATGATAGAGAATTTGAAACATACCGGAACAGTATTTGATTATAAAGTAGATGACCAAAATTTTATCAACGATATGTTGAGCGCTGACATCAACGATGCACTTCAAGTCACCGAAGGTGAATCCCCACCTTCTTCAGACAAAACTTTTGAAGAAGAGGATTAATAATTAAGGAGAGTATATACTCTCCTTTTTTTTATTTATTGATATATGTATTGTTGTAGGAGTAAGGAATAATACATGAAAATTTACAATAAAGGTGCTGTATGTTACGTTTAGTTCAAGTTGGAAATGCCCTACCATCAACATTTATTTGTGACCCTAGCGCAGAATTCCAGCCAGGCATGTGTGCCGAACTTACCGTAATATCCAATCAAGTTGTTGCCACTGTATCAAATGGCACAGCTCCAATTGGCATTATCGATGATATTAGGACAAGAGCTTTCACCGCAGTTGCTTGGAATGAAACTAAAACTGTCCCAGCGACAGGTGTTCTGGATCCCATCACTAATAGACTAGTGAGTACCGTAGATATTAAGGTGGAGTTATCACATGCAAATGTGTCCCCATTATCATTCATCTCTACAGTCGATGTGCAATTAATTCCATTGAATGGAGTTATCGTTTTCCCGGCAGGAACTGAATTAAACTGCGATTTACTTGGAACTGGTTCACCAAATGCCATCACAACAATCGTAAATTACACTTATCAAGTTCCCAATATCCCTGGAGATGATAGTACGATTGGCTCAGGACGTATAACCGTATGGTTTAATAGAATGTTTTTCCAAACTGACCAATACGAAACGAATCAAGTTTACCCGGTAAAAGCAAATTTATATTGCAGTGAAACGGGACTTTTGACTACGAGGCGCCCAAGTTCAATTCATCCAGCGGTTGGAATGGTGACGGCTCCACCAACTGCGCAAAATCAGATGATTGAGGTCCTTTGGTTTTAATGGGAAGATTTTGATATTGCTTGATATATAGGTTTGTATGGAGGTGCTTTGATGCATTATTTATACAAAATTACAAATCAAATAAATCACAAAGTTTATATCGGTCAATCAATCGAGCCAAAAAATCGTTGGAAGAAACACCAATCTTATGCAAAAAATTCAGATAAACCAGCGCAATATATTCATCATGCAATAGCAAAATATGGTGTTGAAAATTTTATATTTGAAGTAATTGATGTTGGTTTGAACCAATATCAAGCTGATTGTTTAGAATTAAATTATATAAAACAATATGATAGTCAAAATCCTATTGCAGGATACAATATCAGAGCTGGCGGTCATACAGCATCACACTCAGAAGAGACAAAGAAAAAACAATCTGATGCAACTAAAAAACAGATCGAAACAAAAGGTCATCCAGCCCAAGGAACCAAGCGAACTCCTGAGCAAATTCAAATTTTAATTCAGGCTCGCAAAGATAATCCCGTGGAATACACGGAAGAAAAAAGAAAAAATATGTCCGAGGCACACGTTGGTATTAAAGACACGGAAGAAACAAAGAATAAAAAATCTGAAAGTGCAAAGATAGCTTGGGAGAAACGGCAAACCGAACGTGAAGCTACGGGGATGATGATTTGCAATGCTCCCAACTGCGACATAATTGACATTCCAAGATTTTATATTATCAATAATGTTAGATATTGTAGCGTTCATGCACAGAGACTTAGAAAACACGGGGCGTTGGAGCTTATGCCCAGGAAGCAAAAAAGTCTAAATAAAATTACCGATCAATATCTATAACCCGGTATATTATAGATAATTCTATCTATTGAGGCTACCATATGACCTATAAGAATACAAAATTTAATGAGTCTCCCGTGATGAGATCATTTGAGAAACTTGCAGTAAAGAAGGGTTTAGTTAAGCCTGAAGAAATCAAAAAGACCGCAAGTAAGAAATCATTGGATTTAACTCCTGGCCCAAACTTCGAGGAGAATATCTTAAAATTATGTGCAGGGCTTCGAGACGCAGGCTTCACAAAGCAAGCCGTTGAAGTCGAAACAAAATTTTTCAATTTGAAGAAGGCAGTCCATCTTTACGATACGCACGGCGAGACTGGTGATGATGTCATTCAGGCTGCACATCCAGATGGATCTCATCAAATGAAAGATATTGATGGCGATGCGATGGTTGAAACAATTCTTGATAAGCATAAAGCGATTCAGAATATGCTCGCTAAAGAACCTAACGGCAAACTCGCTACAGCCAGAAACTTAGCAAAGGTTATAAAGACTGCTGGAAAGACTAGCAATTCTGCGGCAGTAAATGCAATCAAAATTCTTTTTGCGCAAGAAGTTAAAAGTGATTTAGCTACTGATTTGAAAGATGCGGCTAATTCAGTTAAGCAAGTAGTGACGATTGCTGAAAAAGTTGGCGGATTGTCGGATTCAGTTTTGAGTTGGGCTCAAGAAAGATTAGTGATTGTTCAAAAGCCAATGGAAGTTGTACAGAGTAACCCAAATGATATCGCAGGCATTAAAAGTAGTGTTGGCGATGCTATCTCTGCAACGAATGCACTTTTAAGAAACCTTCATCCAAACTTTCTTCACAACTACTTACCAAACTGGTTAAACAAGGGCGTTGATGATGATGCGACTTGGAATGCAATAGAAAGCAAGTTGAACTTTGCCGTAGATAAGCTTAAGGCGGCGAATGAAGCAGTTATTCAACAAGTCAGTAGCCCTGAAGACAAAAATCAACCAACAAGCAAGCCTGGTGAAGTTGCAACTACTCCGAAAGTAACTGAGTTACAACAACAATATGCTTCGTTGAAATCCGAGGTTGGCAGATATATGGCGCAAATTAAAGCGCAACAATCTCCTAATTCTCAAAAGATGCTTGGTTATCTTGGGAATGTTCTTCAGTATTTAAATGATCAAAAATCAGCATTTGATGCAGTTGAGGCTGAATACAAAGATGTTTCCGCAGATGCATATGCGCAAAGAGCGGGTATGGTCAAGCAAAAATTAGATAACTTCGCTGCTCAAGCATTATCTGCTCCAAAAGCTGGTGTTTAATATGAATATCAAAAATGTAGCTAAACTTGTTAAAAAGGTTGGTCAAGCCGCACCTGATCATACGGGTCAGCTTGGGGATTTTACGCCTAAAAACTTACCTCCAGAAACCAAAAGCAATGTTCCCGCGGAACTTGATTGGGGCGCATATCAAGCTGGCGGTGGCAATAAACCAGGCAACCCTAATTTTGTCGGACCGCAACAACCATCCGCTTTTGATTCCGTTAAACAAATGCAGAAAGCCATTATTGACTTTGCTAATTTGGCAGGCGGCACTGATTTAGCCAGTATGAAAGGCAACAACAACCAGCAAACTGGCAATCAACAATACGAGACTCCAAACCCAAATTTCGATGATTCAAAGCCAGAATCTCCACAAAATCCAAAGACAATTAAGAATAACGAATATCTTGGCGGTTCAGATGCATTCGGTAAGTTTCTTGTAAATAATTATCTAGGGGAATCAGATCCCGTTGGCCATCAATATCTCAACGTTGACGTTTCGGGTCAAAAAAATAGAGAAAATGCTAGTATGCCAGATACTTCATTGAGAGGCATTATTGATTCTATCAAACGTGTAGGCGCACCTGGTTCTGAAAAAGGTGTTGACGGTGTTTGGAAAGAAAGAACAAACAATGCAATCAAAAATATCTTTGCACTTACGTATGCGATTACGCAAGCTGCTAAGGCAATGAATCTAAAATTACCAGGGCTAGATGATTCTCTTTTAAGTGATTTCCAAAAATTGGTCCCACAAAAATACACAGATGTCCCAGCTAATGAAGTAGCTCAGAGAGCAGATCAGCTTACCGATATAATCAAAACAGTATCTTATGTTTTCAAATCATTCCAAGATTTCGTCCTGAAAAATAAACAATATTCTCAATATATAAATCAAACTAAACCTTTTGCGCAATATAAACAAAAGCAAGAACCAAAGAGTGGAACTGAGATTCTGACTAAAGATGAGCAGGCGCTAGCAAGTTCATACAAAACTCCATTCAGTGTGCCATTCAAAGGTAAAAGGGGTGCGATAAATACAAATGTATTTTTATCGGATCTTGAAAATATGCAATCAGTTTCGGCATTAATGCAAAAAATTGGGCGTGATCCAAATAATCCTGACCAAGTCAAATCAACTTTGAATGAAATTCTGCACGCAATTCCTGAATATACTGCTGGTTAAGGGAGAAAAATGTCATTAGCTCACGATAAAGATTTAATTACTTACTTGTTGAAAATTGCTCAACAAGGCTCACTACCTGCGCCCGAAGTTAATAACGCGGCTAAAATAAAAGATATTGCAGAAAAAATGATCAACAACATCATAAGTCAAGTTGACCAAGGTGGACAAATCACTGCGGATCGCGCCAATGCAGATCTCAATATGAAAAATTTGGTTAATTTACAAGCCCTTTTAACTTTCATTCAATACAATGGAATTCGTTACAATGGAATAAAACTTTCGATTCCTCATACCAAGCAAGGTGGTCAAGGAATTGATAAGACTCCTGGCGATCCAGAATTTACTGCACTTACCCCTGAACAACAAAAATTGTATGTGAAATATCCTGAGGTTGGCAATGACGCAGATAATTTTCAATTCTATCTTTACAAAGATGGCGTCGAGAAATATTTAGAAGATCTATTAGAGAAAGCTGGTGGTAATACCCCAGAAGCTAATCTAATGAGACCAGCTGTCACTGCGTTAGTTAGTCAAGTAAATCAACTTAATGATTTTAATGTTCAACAGCCTCAACAAGGCCAAGGTCAAACAGAACAACAGGGACAAACGGAACAGCAGGGACAAAATCAACCTGGGGCGCTTGTTGATTCAGGTGGTGGCTTAACGGAACAAGGTGCAACAACAATGATTAGTTTTGGTATGCCACTAACGGCAGATCAAATTGATTTGAATAGAATTGGAAAATTTACCTCAGGGGTTTCAAGAATGGGACTTACCGGGGCGCAAGAATTAGCAACTTATGTTCAAGGCATAATTACCGCTATAAGAACTAGATATCCACTACTTACTCAACAAGATTTAACCAATGTTAATTTTATGGAATTAACTAAACAAATTTCAGATATGAGTCAAGGGAAGGAAACTTCTGCTCAACCTTACATGGCGCTATTGTCCCAGTTACTAGCTGGCACACAAAGATTATTGCAATTAGTTTGGGCAGCTAATAGGGATACACAAAGTCCTTCCGCGGCAGACTTGAAGAAAGATTTAAATGATCAGTTAAGTAATGTTTACCCAAAAAATCTTGCATCCATGAGAATGCTTGAGGGCCAGCTACAAAGAGCGATAAACACATATCAATCTCAAAGTAAAAGGTAATCATGAAGAATGAACAATTACAATTTTATTTTGATAGTATCATTATCGATACTATGTTTCATGACCCAAGAATCACTAAAGCTGCGCAAAGTTCTGGGGTTGTAAGTAGCCTTGCTCAATGGGTGTTCAATTACTTTGGTGATAAAGAAAAAGAATTTGCAAATAGCCCAGACAAAATCGGAGCATTCATTAGCTTTTTGGGGCCAGGTATCGCAACTGCCCTTGGGTCTCCATTGCTTGGAACTGTAATGATGTTAGCTCAATCAATATTCGGATTTGATCTCGGAAAAATATTGGAAAGCATTGGTTCCGAAATAAAAAGTTTAGTAACTGGCGGAAGTTCAGTTTCCTCAGAACAAGTTAATAACGCAGTAATTACTTCGGTAGTAAACAATACTCCAACTGATGAGCCATCTGAAGACCATGCTAAATCCCTATTGGAAAGAGCTGAAGAATTCATGGGGATCAAAAGTGCTTTTACACTAAGAGAAGCAGAACTATTCAAATTAGCTATGGAAGATTTTTACAATCGTGTACCAGATTTTGATTTCAACAATCCAAAAATGAATATAAAAGTTGCGGCTGGTTGGTTCAGCTCTCCATTGGCTTCCTTCCTAACTGGTAGACATCAGTCCACAAAAATTCTAGTAACTGTTATTAGCTTTCTTGTCAAGGCAGCCCTTGCTGCATTTGGATTTATGGCCATGGGAGATGTTGTAAAATACTTTACGGGTGGTGGCAAAAAGTCCACAACACCTACTAGCGGCACTCCAGGCGCAACTGAAACTCAAATGGCCACCGCTCCACCACAAACTAAATTCAAACCAAATCCAAACTACTCCGAAGAAAGTTTCAACGGTCCCGGCTCAAGATGGATGATCAGTGCCGATATCAACTCGATAGATAGTATCCTTATTTCTTGGGCTGAATCAATCTATCCTGAGTTGAAGGGTCAAGACTCTTTAATTAGATCGACAAATACATTTAATCAAGTTGTTAGTGCAATTAAGGCTTACAATCAAGGAAGCGCACAACCTGACGTAATTTTTATTCCACGCATATGGAAATCTAGAAAAAATGTCGTTGATCAATTTATGGCAGAGGTTGCTGCGGATTCGGCAGCAACTCCTTCGCCCGCCGCTTTGCCAGCAGCACCTCCAACTAAAACCCCAGCACCAGCTAAATAATGGTATTATTACGATATTATAATATCATTCCATAGGACACACTAATGAGCGAGATCTTCGATAATTACGCAAAAATTGCATTACAAAACGGGCTAGTCAAAGTCTCCGCAGAAGACAAGCCAAAAGAAAAACCAAAAAAAATTAACGAAACAAATCCAAGATTTGATTCTTTATCCATTGAAGATATTGCTAATCTTTACGGCAAGAAACCAGATATGCCAGAAGATATGAAATACGAAAGAAACATCATCGAAGACGCCCATCCAGAGCGCGTTATCATGTTTCGCTCTCACGATAAAGTAAATAGTCTTGTTGAAAATGATCAAGAAAGACAAAATATAATCATCAATATGATTAGAAAGATGCCTAATGGAAATCTTTCCAATAAGAAGTATGCTCAATCGGAATTAGCATTATCATTGGTTAGATTAGCTATTGATATGGATAATAAGAAAAAGGATGAGTTTAGAGTTCTTGCCGATACCTGCATGAATCAATTGCAAAAATTGGCTGCTGGCGCTGACGCAGATTGGTCAGGTGGCCTATGGGACACAGTTAAAGAAAAAGCTGGAGACGCCGTTGATGTTGGAACGGGCGCTGGCGCAGGCGGACTTCTTGGAACAGTTGCGGGTGGATTAATTGGTGCAATAGGTGGTCCAGGTGGCATCTGGTTAGGGATGCAAGTTGGTGGTGCCACTGGTGCAGCTCTATCGGGTGTTCTTTCAGCTATTTTTAAGACATCACCCCAAGCTAAAAATGTTGCATTAAACGCTCAACTTGCGTTAGATCAATTAAAAGATCTTATTAAAGATGATCCATCAAACGCATTCTTAAAACAATTACAAGGATCGTTGGTTCACATTATCCCAACAGCAAGCAATTATTCAAAAGTTGTTGATAAAATGCATATGCCAAATGCTACTTCATCTGATAAACAAGAAGCAGCAACTGTTGCTACAGTATATCTTGATGAATTGAAAAAATTGAGTGGAATGATTAGTGTTTTCATGACCAACGCAAAGGCTGGAGAATATGCTCCAAAAGAAAGCGACTGGTGGTCTAAGTTAAAGTCTCCATTTACAGCTATTCTCGGGGATGATGTAAATGACGAAGTGAAAGCTTTACAAGTTTTACAAAATGTAATTGTTAATGCCGAGGCTGGCATTGAAGCAGTTCAAGCTGAAATTGGTCAAGTTGCAGGTAGTGCGGAAGCAAAGGCAACACCTGCACCAACTGCGGCTCCTCCCGCAGCAACGCCACCTGTAGCTACTGCACCAGCAACCCCCACTACTCCAGCAAATCCAGCTACTCCAAAGTCAAGATTAACCCCAGATATGGCGAAAGAATTAGCTGATGCAATCAATAGTTCAGAAAAACAAACAATTGGCGGATAAAATTGCAAAATCAATGCATAATTGATTATTTAATTTAGATTAAGTAAGTTTAAGGTGTAAGTTCTGTTTATTTTAACATAAACACTAAAAAAGGATCACAATGGCTTTAATTTTAAAACACACAGCAGGTACTCCACTTGGAGAGTTTGATGCTTTGGATACAGATTTAACTTCTGGTTTCCTTGGCGGTGAAGTAGTAACATTCGGTTCAGTCGTAGTTGGTTCATCTGTTGATAAGTCAGCAGCTGACTCAGCAGACGGCTATGTAGCTCCAAATTTGCGCGTTGTCGTAAAGAAGGTAACCGCAGCTGGCGCTCCATATATGTTAGTTGACGATGGTTTAACTGGATACGGCGTTATGTTCGGCGTTGTAGTTGGCGGAACTGTTGGTCAAACATCATACGGCGCAACTAACCCAGGCACCCCACTTGGACCCGCAACTTACGTTGGTTCCGGCAAGCTTACTTGCTGGGCAACCCCAGGTATGTTCGGCGTAACACTTGACGCAGTTGATACAGCAACAGTTGTACCAACAAACGCATCTTGTGTACCAGGCGTTGCTCTTTACCCAACAACTGGTGGCAAGTTGAGCACAACCAACACATTCACCACACCAGTGATTGCTCGCTTCGTTGATTTCGAAACAAACCGCGCACTTGTTACCACTCCAAACAGATTGGTTGCAGCTTTGAATTCACCTTCAAGCACAGTCGCTGGTTCATTACCAAATCAATTGAACCAAGCCGTCATTTCATTCTGGCCAGGTCAATAACAGTTAATTAAACTTAAAAAGTTTCGGAGAGGCTGAGATGAAAATCTCAGCCTTTTTGTTTTTTTACGATATCATTACGTATTTTTGTCTAAATATGGTAATAAATATATATTCAAGGAGAACTCATAGCAATTTAATAATGAGTTGCTGGTAATCCCGGCAAATAATTCTACTTTAGGAGTTACACCAATATGAATATGTACAACAACCAAGGAGTTTTAAATGCTTCATCTGTTAGAGATGCAATGCAAACTCTTGTTAAGTTCGCCGCAATTTTAGAAGACAACCAACCATCAAACATGGGTCTTGCTGGTCAAGTATCTCTTTCTGATGAGAAGCGTGACGAATTAATCACTCGCGCAATTCTTACACAAGAAGGAAAGATTGCTCTTGCTCAAGCAATGGCAAACCCAATCCGTAGAAACTTAGATTACCACGGAATTGCACGTCGTGCTCTTGTTGTCGATCCAATCGGACAAGGTGCATACGCAACATACGAGCGCGATATTGACGTCGCCGCTGTCGTTATCTCAAGTAACGGTACCGGTCCAGAGTCACGTGTCTTCGGTGATCGTGTCGTAGTTCCAGAGTTCGAATTATTCTCTAACCCAACAGTTAGAATCTCAGAAGTTCGTCGTCGTCGTTTCAACGTCATTGACCGTTCCGTTCAAAAGGCACGTCAAGAAATTCAAGCTCAAGAAGACGCAAACGTTTTCGCAGCTATCGACGCAGCAGCAGCACAAGAAAACATTGTCCAAGACATTGCAGACGCTGGTATGTTAAAGCGTGACCTTGTTGAACTTAAGGCTCAAGTAGATCGTTGGGACTTAGTAACAACCAAGTACTTCATGAACATCAATGAATTCACCGATATCCTTAAGTGGGCATCTGGTGGTGGTCAAGGCGTAGGCGGTGGCGAAATTGATCCAGTAACACAAAGAGAAATTCTTCAAACTGGTCTTTATGCTCACATCTGGGGTGCTGACATTATGGTAAGCAAAATCGTACCTCCTGGGACCGTATACGCATGTGCAGATCCTGAATTCGTTGGAGTCATGCCTATTAGACAAGACATCGAAGTTCTTCCAGCCGATGAACCAAAACAACTTAAGTTAGGTTGGGTTGTTTCAGAACAAATCGGAATTGCGATTGTCAATCCAAGAGGCGTGTCAAAGGGCAATAAATCCGTAACAATTGGAGCCTAATTTATATAGGCCTGATATATAATGTTTCGCGGAAGATAGCGGGATCGAACCGAAACGGCGTTACTAGCACCGTCCCACCGAGTCTTAATCGGGGCTCTGAGACCATCAGAGATTATCTTCCACGCAATATATAACAATGGTTCAAGTTATATGCTTGTGAAGTGGTTGATTGTTAGTTAAAATATCGAAAAGGCTTTGTAGAAATACAAAGCCTTTTCTTTTACTTGACATCCCTGGCACAGATGTTATAATAACAGGCATGCAAAAACTAAATCTCGTGGGGCAAAAATTCAATCGATTATTGGTACTGGAAGCCGCTCCTTCAATTGGCGGAAGAACTGCGTGGAAATGTGAATGCGATTGTGGAAATAAAAAAGATATAAAAACGGAAGAATTACGAAGTGGCGGCACAAAATCGTGTGGTTGCTGGAATAATGAACAGCGTTCAGCTCGTGCTGAAAAAATGTATTCGGCATGTATAAAATACACCCCGCAAGAAGCATCTGCGCGGAAAATATGGCAAAATAGGTATAGCGAAATATCATTTGAGGATTTTTTCGAATTATCCCAACAAAACTGTCATTATTGTGATGCACCTCCATCTAATAATCAGAACGCTGCGGCAGGCAAAAATTCATCTGAAAATATAAAAGAAAATGGAATATTTAATTATAATGGCTTAGATCGCGTAGATAATACACTTCCACACACAAAAGAGAATTGTGTTCCATGCTGTAAATATTGTAATTTTGCAAAACGTGAAAGAACTCAAGAAGAATTTCGTACTTGGATAAATAATCTTTACGAAAATTTAGTTAAATAATATTTTATTTTCTATCAATGTATATCAAAATGATCGACAATGTATGTCCTGGGTTAATTGGGTGGTAATTAATTATCCTTATATGTGTAGCGATCACATCATTTAAGTCCGATCCTTGTATCCTTTTTGGAGCAAACTAATACACAAATAGGACATTCAATGTGCGGAGATCCAAAATGCGATCCTTGTCATCATACGACAAGAGAAGAAAGACCAATTTTTAGAAGTTCACCTGCCCCAAATAATAATTTGGGATTACTACTTGCTATTGCTGCTAGAAATGACGGATATGGTCCTCCCGGTCCTCCCGGACCTCCAGGCCCTACGGGACCAACGGGACCAACTGGTCCTCAAGGTCCCACCGGAGCAACAGGCTCAACTGGTGCTGCGGGACCTCAAGGTGCCACAGGATCACAGGGACCTACTAGGTCAACTGGTCCAATGGGCCCAGCGGGACCTCAAGGTACCCCAGGTGTTCAAGGGCCTCAAGGTTCTCAAGGTATTCCTGGAACAAACGGATCACAAGGTCCAGCCGGTCCTCCTGGCACCCCTGGAACAAATGGATTGAATGGTCCTCCTGGACCTCCAGGCCCACCAGGGACTAATGGTACAAACGGAACTAATGGAGTAGATGGCGCACAAGGCCCTCCAGGTCCCCCTGGGCCTCAAGGTATTCCAGGCCCTACCGGACCAACTGGCCCACAAGGTGCTGGTGGACCACCCGGACCTACAGGATCAGCGGGTCCACAAGGAACTCCAGGTGCTACAGGCGCAACTGGTCC